GTGGCCTTGCAGCTATTGAAGTATCATATGCTTTGAGAAAAAGATGGAGAGGTAGATCTTTAAAATTATTATGTGATTCAAGAAAAATTAATAATAAAATTCTAAAGAGTTTACGGAATTCTAATATTGATGTAGTTCAAAACCTTAATTTTGATTATGGCAAGATTCTTTTATGTACTGGAAATACATCTCCTTCATGGGTACAAAAAAAATTATTAGATTTGGATTCTCAAGGCAGAATAATTACAAATCAGAATTTGCAGTTAAAAAGTTTTTCTGGAATTTTTGCTGCGGGTGATTGTGCAGTTGTAGATTCAGCAAGAAGACCAGCATCTGGAGTTTTTGCAGTAAAAGTTGTCAATACATTAGTCCAAAATCTAAAAAAAGATATAGAAGGGAGATCATTAAAAAAGTGGTTCCCTCAAAGGATCGGATTGCAAATAGTAAATATATTTCCAAGCCATCATCCAAAGGCCTTTGCTATTTATCGCAATTTTGTTTTTGGCCCTTCTTTTCTTTTTTGGCTTTTAAAGTACAAGATTGATCTTAATTTTATTAAAAAGTTCAAGATCAAATTTAATTCTACTTTCTTTTCTATGGTATGATTCATATCTTTCTTCATAATCTTCCAAGTAATCATGACCTATATGATTATCGAAAGAAACAGCCAGAGCGTCAGACAGAATGCTAGGAATAGCATCCCTTCCTTTTTTGTCATCTTGTCCATCTGCAAGTGCGATTGATTCCATAAGTGCCAAATATATAGCACGATCACGACACCATTTTTCAGTTGAATCAAGTAACCATTGTTTATCTATTGGTGCATCGTCAAATATTTTTGTAACTTCTCTTGCCTCTTTGATTTCTGTTTCTGTTAAATCAGTGCGATTCTCAATCTCAATATTAAGTGCTTCAATTGTAATCGCAGCATCATACTTGACAATAAATTGTGTTGACTCTTCAAATATTATCTTTTCAGTTTTGTTCTCAAAGTAATCTGGTTGAATGAATGGAATAACTTTTCTTGAGTATTCTTCATCAAAAATTAGATTACGAAGAATAGTTGTTTCAATTCGTTCCATATGAATATTCTTCTTTTGCAATATTATCTAACTTTTCCATTATATCATCTGTAAAATATTTGTCTGGATTTTTGTATATTTCTTTAGCATATACTTTCTTACCATCCATCTCATATCTACCCGCAACATTTTTCCAGAGACCACCTTTCTCTCCCAAGTCTAAAAGACCATAGTATTTGTCTAATCCTCTATCATCATAATATAATCGGATTTCAACTTCTTTATTTTCTTTACTCAAACGTGATTTATGAGTCTTTGCCTTGATAATATTTCCAATGACATCTTTTCCGTCTTTTTCTTTCTTCTTGGTAAGATAGATGATTGTAGATGCAGCATACTTGAGACCGCTGCCTCCTCCCATTTCTTTAGTTGGGACGTAAGATCCGATAACGTCATAGGTGTGATTAGTAACAATAAGTGGAATATTTGCTTGACCAAGTTTTAATGTAAGCATTCTGAATGCTCCTTTAACAAGTTGAGATTTGGTCATATCTCTGACTTGTTTATCATTTAGGGCATCCGTAATTTCTTTCTCTGTGGAAAGCATACCCAAAGAATCTAAAACAAACATACAAGGTTTGCGATTCTCTTCATCAGTCTTTAAGTATATATCTACGGCCTTGAGTGCCTTGGTTCGGAATTCCTCAATTGTTACGACATTCACAACAACCAACCGTGTCGTATCAATTCCACGAGACTCCAGTAATCCTTTATTGACGGCTGCTTCAGTGTCAAAATAGAGACAATACCCATCAGGGTTAGTGTCCAGAAAGTTTTTGACAACAGCAAGAGAGAAATAAGTTTTACCAGTGCTCGACTCACCAGCAATGGCAGTAATACGATTGCTGCTAACCCCGCCAAAAATAGACCCACTAATGAGTCCATTAAAAATGTAGGATCCTGTATCAATGAATCTTTCAGTCTCATCAATATCTGACGCAATCTGCGTATATTCATCTCCTATCTCTTTTACTATTTCTTTTAAAAAATCCATTATACGAAAAATGATTCAAGGTTTACAGTTCTCTCAGCACTCCATCCAATCGAGTCAAGAATAATCTTGAGAGGTTCAAGGAACGACTTCTCAAATTGTAGATCATAATCTATGTATTTGTCAAGGTTAAGTTCCTCTGGGAATTGTTGAATGAATGATATTACATTCTCTTGAATTGGATTTGGTCTTTTGAGATAACAAAATTTAATATTTTCACAATTATTAATTAAAGAATATTTTTGTGTGAGTTTATTCTTCTTCACATAATGGTTAAAGAGTAGAGCACCACGAGCATGAATTGGTGTTCCCTTTTCATAGATCGCATTGACACTCTTATACTTCTTCACATTACTCACTGTTCTTGGAAATGATATCTCCTCTGGTGGTAATGATCTAAAGTTTGTTCTACATTTTTCGATGAAGTCAATTACATCATCTTCAGTCTTTGTCATGATTAATTTAAGAACATCCTTAATCATAGTGCGACAAGGTGCAGGCGTTGAAGACTTGACTGCTTCAATACCCATCATTTTCAGTTTAGGTTCCGCATAACGAACACCTTCACTATCCCAGACATTTAAGATGTATCTTTTCTTGGCAGTCCAGATACCACGATCAGCAATGTTCTCACGTTTCATGAACATCTTCTGCTCGTAAGCGTTGACGTAGTTGGCCAACGCTTCATAAGAACTCGAAATATACTTTTCAAATTCCATCTCACAGATCTTGTTAAGGAACCCAACAACACCCTCAGTAGTCTTCTCTCGTTCTTTGTATATAACCTCGACCAGAGGGCCCAGATGCAAATAGATAGAATCGGTATCAACAGCAATAACATAATCTTCATCCTTTGTTTTAAGTATTTTGTTTAGATAATTATTCATCCGATCTTCAATCCAACGGATTGAAACTTGACCAGATAAAGTAATAGCTTCCGCATTTTCAAGTTTGTAATAACGAAAGTATTCGTTACCAATCGCACCATAGGCAGAGTTCAGTTGAATCTTACGAGCCATCTGAATATTATTAAATGTTGCAATATCTTTGACAAGTTTAGGATTTTTTGTATCCTCATACTTTTGTTTCGCAGCAAGCATCTTTTTCTTATACACAGTTCTTTCTGTGTATATCTTCTCCATAATCTCTGGTAAGAAACCACGGATGTCAGTGCGATACATTGCACCGTTGGCGCATACCGCACTATCTTTGTGAAGTTGAAGGTCTATCTCTTCTTTAAGTATTCGATCAACTGTAGCTGTTGGGTGTTTGTCATCCTTGAGCGTCTCAGGGGAAATATTATATTGCATAATGAGATGAGGATACAGACTATTAAGGTCAAACGAAACCACCCAATCATACTTTCCTGGCTTCGGTTCCTTGACATACGCCCCTGCGTACTTTTGTGATTTTGATGTTCGTTTCTTTGGTGGTATGACAATGTTCTGTTTTTTAAGATAATTGTAAATAATAGTATCCCACATTCTCACTTGATAGTGAATGTCAATGAAGTTTACTTTGGCATCAAACGCCATTGTAATCGCAAGTTCAATCAATTTCAACTTGTCTTCAAGTTTATCAACCAATTGAACGTCACGAATATTATATCGAACAAACTTATCCCAGTCTTTTGTATAGAACTCACGGAAAGTATCGTATTCATCATGTCCAAGTTTCTTCTCACCTAACTCATAATTAGCAATGTAGTCTAATCGATATGACTCTTGGTTTGTATATGTGAATCTCTTATACAAATCAAGATAATCAAGTTGAGTAACACCACCAATATCATATGTGATATTTTTACGACCACTAATATAAACTTCGTCTTGAGATACAAGACCCCAAGGCGATAAGTCTTTCATCGACTTCTCACCAAGAATACGATTGATACGACCAGCAAGATATGGTATGTCATACATCTGAGAGTTCCAACCAGTAATTACTTCTGGTAGATTTTTTCTCCAGTATGCTAAGAATGATCTAAGAAGATGAACTTCATCATTACATAGAATATATGTTACGTTTGGATCTTTATTTACAAAAGGTCTTGAACCAAAAGTCGTAACCTTCTTTGTTGCATAATCTTGAAGACTAATCAATAGTAATTCTTCTGCAACATTCTCAACATCAGGGAAACCACTTTCTGCAGCGACCTCGATATCAATTGTCACAAGACGAATCTTTTTAATATCAAACTGTATGTGTTCTTCTGGATATTTTTCTGAGATATATTGATAAACATATCGGTCATTACCATATATTTTAAAGTTCTCTACCTCATCATACTTCTTATAAAACTCACGACAATCTCTTACAAAGCCAGGTTGAATCGGTTCAACAGAGTCACCCTCTAAAGTTTTGTATTTTGTTTTTCTCTTTGATGGAACAAACAAAGTCGGTTTCCATTCTTCTCGATGTGTGATATGTTTTCCATTCTCATATCCACGAATCAGAAACTGATTGCCTATGAGTTGTATGTTGGTGTAAAATTTCACGAAGTCACTTTAGAATACTGTTCAAAAATCATAGGGCTAGGAGTGACAAGAGTTATAATCTTATCAGAATTAATCATTATTTCATTTTGTTCAGTATAGTCTTGCATCCACTTATGTAAAGCGCCACCTTCAATTTTGTAAGGTTTTGTTAATTTACAATTTGGGTCTCCAAACTCTGCAGCGATTTCTTCAATCTCAGATACTACTATCTCCTGACTGGACAATAACAGGACTTTGATTACCTTCGTGTCTTCCATTTAAGCTCTCTTGATAAAGTTTTTTTACATTTTGTACTGGTTCAACAATTGTTACCACCCAATCTGCTGAACAAGGTATTCTTGATTCTTCTGAAAGAGGAATCCAAGGATAAAATTGAACACTAATTTTTGATTCATACTCTCTTGATGAACCATCTTCAGTTAAAACAGTTGGTTCTTCTGGGTGATACATCTTTACAATCAAGGGGTCGTGAAAATAATATCCAACAATCCCCTCTTCAGTTTTAAGCTCTTTAACGTCAGCAATGATGTCCTCACCTGACTTGAGCATTACTAATTTAACAGACATTTTAATAATATTTAAAAATTGCTAACATTATTGTTGGGGCAATTGTATAAAAATAATCTGCCCACTCACAACAACCTTTTCCAAGATACTTATCATAATATAATTCTTTAATTGCTGGAATAATAAGAGCAATAATCATCCCAACTATTCCAAAAAGAATCATAAGAATAAAAGAAAGAATTGCTCCCCAGAAAAAATGTAAGAGTTTATCTTTTTGAATATTTGAGAGTTTACTTAACATAGTTTCATAACAATAGTTTTATTATACCATTAAAAAAAGGGATCGTCAAGATCCCTTTTAATATTTTATTTAAGATAGTCTTTTCGAGCGTGATGTTCTGGTATTACTTTACCCAACTTAACGGTAAGTAATCCATCTTTAAATGAAACCTCTCTGACTTCAATATCTTCTGATAGTGACCAGGTTCTGTTGAAAGATCTCTGAGCCAATCCTTGATAGACATACTCGGATTCTTTCTCCTTTTCCTTTTTCTTTCCTTCAACAATAAGTTTTCCATATTCAGTATAAACATTAAGTTCATTTTTACTAAATCCTGCTAATGCGATTTCTAGTATCGACTCAACATTATTTACATGAATAAGATTGTAGGGTGGATAGTTTGTTTGGGTTTCGTAAGAATTGAAAAAATTATCTAGGTATGAGTCCATACCAATTCCATTCTTAGAAATAATCTTCATTAATTCTGGAAGATTAGCAGTGTGATACTTTTGTAAGTAAGTCATAGTTCTCCTTAAATAAGCGAGTGTGAAATATGTACCCGAAGCGTACACTACTAATTATATCATAAAGGTCTTCAATGTAGGTGTAGAAAACCGCATAAAAAAAGACCCTCTGCCCCACTCTCTGAGTTGCATCTTAGGTCAAAAAAGGAGGGAGGTTGGGTTCCTGTATACCAACAAATAACGGGCATTACTACAGTAAGTAAATACGTTATTGCCTGAGACCCGATTGGTTGATCGGTTCTACCCTTGCGAGCAGCAGCACCACCTGTGTCTCATCACCTTAACCAGCGGTTGCCAGTAAGTTTATTCAGTCACTCCCATGTTGCGTCCAACAAATATAGTATAGCATAAAAAAAGAGGGAGTCAACCCTCTTCATCATTTTTTTTCTTTTTTGATCCAATATTGTACTTGGTCTCTAAAATCCAGTCTCCTTTATCACGATATGCTAACACTTTGATTTGATTCAGAGGTGCTATATCTTTTATTTGATCAGTATTTAATACCTCTACTAATCCCCAATCTGATAATAATTGTGCTATTCTATTTCTTCTCTGTACATCATTTGATGTTAGATTAGCATGCTTACCATCAAGTGCGAACAATTCTTTGAAGTGAACTAAGAAATATCTACCTTGCTTATGTAAGATGTGACATGATTGATATATCTTCTTTTCTTTCCTTGATGCTACTCCAATACGAGTGAGTGTCTCACGGACTTTCAAAAAATCATCAGGTTCATTCAGACTAATCTCAACCATTTGATCAGACGACCACTTGATCTCTGATTCGGTAACAACACTCATTTCGATCCCCCAGTTTCAAATTTAGATTTTATAAAATTAAGTTGTTCTTTGGAAAGAAGTTTCAAAGCTTGTTTTGCCTTTTCATTACTATAATCATAGTAACGTTTCACATAATCAAGATCTTTAATCTCATCTTTACGGAGCCAAGGAGAAAATCTCTTTTTAACTCTGAGGATATTTATAAAAAAGTCATATTGCATCTTCTTTGGTAAGAAGTTATACTTATTCATTTCGTTCGCATACATCACAGCATCAAGATGTCCAGAGTAGCAACGATTGATTATGTATGGTGGATAGTCTTTTTCTAAATCAGGATCTTCATCAATAAGGTTCTTCTTAGTCTGATTAATAGAATTTAACCAGTCTTTAAGTTCAGTCATCTCTTTTAGTTATTCTCCACTTATCCTCAAGTGTTTTATTTTTTACTATTATACGATTGTTTTCGTAGTCTGCAACAAACTCTAAGATATCTTTATTATCCCACATAAGTTCTTCATATAGAGCATTCAGTTTACCCATGTCGACATACAATTGATCTGGTGCCTCATCGTTCATGTTGTTAACCCTGCCTTTGTAAGTTTATCGTTGTTGTAACATTCATCGTAACTAAACTTTATCTTTGCCCTTGGTTTGGGTTTGTAGTTGAGTAAGAGAAGT